CGGGAATTTCTGACCTTAGGTCACGGTTTCCAGTGGGAAGCCCCCCCCCAATTTAACGTGGATCAATTGGAAGGTCCCACAGGTAGCTGATTGTCGCTTATGCGAGTGGCCTGAGCCAGGGGGGGGATGGAAGATGGTGAACCCCCCCTGAGGGCCCGGGGTGACGAATCCCGGTCTCAGACCTGCCCCCAACTCGCACCCACAGGCAACGCACAACTTGCCCTAACCACCTAAGTTAGCAATGCACGTCCTAACCTAGCAGCTCCATTGCCAAGCTGGTACATGGAAGCCACCCCATGTGCCAACGAGGCCACAGTCTTGCCAGCAGCCCTGGCGGTCCCTGCCATCCAGTCACCAGTACGGTCAAGGAAAGACAGTACCTGGCCTAGTGTGACTGGATTTGGATTGCGGACCACCATGTTCTTGAAGCCGGCCATCGGGTCCGGCATCCACTCGTACACTGCCACTACGCGCACGCGAATCCCCGTGTTTACTGGAATGCCCGCCGCCGTCACCACCAAACTAGTGGTGTTGGTGCCCCCCATGTTGTTAATGAGGAAGCTGGCAGGGGCCAGAGGCTCCCGGCCAAGCAGGTCGGCTTGGTTGGGCCGCCACACGATCTCTGCTACATCCGCGGGTGTGCGCATGACGTAGTTAGCCATCTGGCGGTAGGTTGCTACCCCCACACTGTCCCCCACCACCTCAGCCGGGTACTGCCCCAGGCTCACCACCCCCGCACGGGTTAACTCACTCCCGGGGTAATACACCTGGACACACGCTGCTATGCAGCGGGCCCAGGATGCGTTTGCACCTAGGAATGCGTTTCCGGGGTGGAAGATGGTGCCAGTGGGGATGTTCCAGCCGACGGGGGTGGTGTCGTCCACCAGGGGGGCAGTTGACCAAGCCACGAGTCCAGTAAACGGATTGAAAATGAACGCAGCAGCAGTGTCAGTGGATGAGTTATTAATGATATACTCCTTCTCAAACCTAGCGACCATGCCACCATAGCCATCACCGAAAGGCCCAGGCACAAGGTCAGCGTGGCAAGGATCAGCCAGCAGTCTGGCGTATCTTGCTGCTGCATCCTGTAACCTAAGGCCCCCAGAAGGGCGAGGCACCTTGGTCACCTGGCTGGCGCGCTTCTTTGTCTTGCTCTTAGCCATGTTAGTACTTTGAGAACTCAGCAAATGTGTCACTAAAATAATACAAGCCGGGGTTGTCAGCCACCGACTTCACGGCCCAACAGTCCAGAGGTGTGGCCAAGGTGCCGTACTGGCGCTCCAGCATTTCTTGCTGGTCGGGGGTGATACCCCAAGCGCGCCAGAAAGATACCCTGGCCTCCGGCGTGATTGGGGTGCTCTCCGCACGCAGGCCGCGGGCCATGTGCTCAAATCCAGAGCTCATGTCCCCGAACCCCTGTGCCTTTTCACACATAATCCCAACACGCTGGAAGGCGGCGTATGCGCTGCTGAAGACAGGTACGCCGTCAGCCAGCGCTGCGCCCGCCACCCCCACCTGGTAGAGCCACCTCCGGTACCCAGTGATGGGCCTGTCCATGGTAGGCTGTTTGCACAGCACATCCTTGCACAAACCCACTACTGGGCTACGGCACATGACCCAACCCCGCCCCGTGAGCACCGGCCTGGTCTGGCAGAAATCAATCCTCTCGAAGACACTGGTGTGCCCCTCGGAGGTCAAGGTGAAGCCCATCTCCAGGAACCAGGCATCGAGACCTGCCGTGAAGCGGGCCAAGTCGCGTGATTCCATAATGACGGAGCAGTCATCCCCATTGTTCGCCAGCCGAATGCGTACCCCACAAGTGTTGGCCCAGGTCCAAACCAGGGCGCACATGATGAGGCAGTTGCCAAGCGCGGTGTTCATGTCCCCACTCATGCGGCAGCCAGATACAGTGTACCGGAAGCGTCCACCATCGCTAGTGGACACGTAGCCAGTGTTGTCCAGCTGCCACTTGAGGAGGGCGGCCAGCTCGGGGTCATTGTAGACCCGGTTGTACACGGAGTGCTCCCATTGTAGGGCCTCGCGTGACACGTGCTGGTCGAAGCGGCTGGCGTCCAGGGAGAGCGCGACAGGCTGGGTGAATTCCTGCCACATCTCCCGAAGACAAGATGCAGTGCTAACAGCGTTATAGCCCTTCATCACCGTGGGCCCCCCAAACAGATTTGCTATAGCTCTATATACCCTATGCTCCAGGGGCCGGATGAACCTGCCCACCAGAGCATTGTACCGCGGATTACGTGGCTGGATAATCCGCGGGGCCGGGTCTGGCTTGGCTGTGAAGTTCACTGCCTCTGCCTTGACGAATGACTGCAGGAAGCTGTCAGCTTTGGTGATCCCCCGGGCACGAAGGGAGCTGACGGCCCGCTGGTAGCGCAACAGTTTGGACCCCTGGTAGCTCTGGACAAACCTGTCCAGGGACCATGGGGTGCAGGGACCAATCACGTCCAACAAGCCAGCCCTAAATGGGCCAAGCCTACTGCGGAACACTCCCTCGACGGGCCGGGGGGGAGGGTGCAGCTCTCCATTCCTCTCCACTGCAAACACCCGCTCCCTAACGGCCCGCAAGGCATTGACCTGGGTATTATTGTGGACGCCCATGGCGAGTCCACTACTAACCCCCACCATCCGCAAAGTTTTGCGTACTTTAGAGAACCCGCCGGAGACCAGGACCGTGATGGCCTCAACAGGGCCAACTCGTGACACCTGTGTATTGACCCCTGGTACTACCTGCAGGCCCCCCTATGCGGTAAACCCCGGGATCTGCTTGAAGGTACCTGGGTAAAGCACCTCCAGCAGCCCAAATACGCCACGGGGCAATGTGGCACGGGCCACCCTCTCCACCCAGGAGCGTGCTGCCCAGTAGGGCCGCACACTCTCTTGGGCACGGACCACCATCTCTGGCTGCCTCATTAGGCGATCCAGCTCCAGCTCAGTTGCGTCCTTGAGGAAGCAAAGCTCGATGGCCAATGGCAGAACGCACCTTAGGTGGCGGTGGCGGGTGTTCCGCTTGGCCAGACGCTTGTAAAGGATGGTGCGGACCATCTCCCTGTTGGCCACTGTGCGCGTTGGGATGCCGAACTCCAGCTTGTACTCAGAGGCAATGCGGCAGGCCCACCGGGCGTACCCCTTGGACTCACCACCCATACCCCTAGTGTACTCTGGCGCCAGCTCCTCACTCGTCTCAGCGGACTCCAGGACGAGATCCTTGACATCATCCGCAATGTGCCCCCCGTCATAGGCATCCAGCAAAGAATTGCTGACTGCCACTTGAGCAGGTCGGGCTTGCAACAGGGCATACACCCCCGCAAGCCCAAGCACCCCCACCCCTGCTAGCACCTGGCTTGTAACCGTCATGCCGCCAATCCAACTGGGACGTTTCCAGTGGTATGCCGCAACGGGAGGATGTCAAACCTCACGGATGTCGGGTGGTC